GACGGTTTACAAGGTATTCAAGGTCTTGACGGTTTACAAGGTATTCAAGGTCTTGACGGTTTACAAGGCATTCAAGGTCTTGACGGTTTACAAGGTATTCAAGGTCTTGACGGTTTACAAGGTCTTGACGGTTTACAAGGTCCAGACGGTTTACAAGGTCCAGACGGTTTACAAGGTCCAGACGGTTTACAAGGTCCAGACGGTTTACAAGGTATTCAAGGTCTTACAGGTCCGCCTGGTCAAAACGCAGCAATTGCTTCAATATTTGTTTGGAGTTCACTAATACAACCAAATCGTAATATTACATATTTTCAATATGTTATGTTTGAACAAGGGTTAATTGGTCCTTCATCTTGGGCAACATTGGTACAACCAGGTTACAATTATCCTACAACTTTTATTGTTGATTCAAGTGGTTATTATTTAATAACTTACAAGATTGATGTAAGGTCGGGAGCAGGTTCTAGTCCTACTTCAAGCACAGATTCATCTACCGTTTTAACAAAAAATGGTATTGCTATTACAGGTAGCGCGACACTTGTAGAAAGTCCTCAAGAAAATCATATATATACCATTTCAAACACAGTATTATGTGAATTGTCTGCTTTAGATAATGTTTCATTAATGTTTTGGTCAACTGATATAGGTTCACATATTGGCGACCCATCTTTTATAAAAGGATTATTACCGAATAACAATAATGTGGTTGAAGCATCAGCATCAATTGTTTTTACAAGGATTACACAATAAGTTTTTTATTCATTTATGAATCATTTTATGAATCATTTTATGAATCATTTTATGAATCAATTTATGAATCAATTTATGAATCATTTATGAATTATGTTATTGTAAATATGTATTTATTTTATAAGCAACAGGAAATAAAAAATATAGAATTGGTGTCATTTCGTATAATGGTTGTATATGATAAATTAGTTCAAAAATATAAACAAGAATAAATTTATTAAAAATATGTATATCTAACAACGCAATATCTATACAATTTAAAGGATAATCAGCAGTTATTGCGTGAACAAAAATACTATATGCCATATGTTTATAAGGAATAATAAATATAGAAGACCAATTAATAATCTCTAATACGTCTTCTTTATAAAAATTAGTATTTGTATTAAATGTAATATTTTTTAATGGTTTTGCGATTTTTTTACACATTAAAACAAACCAATATAAATTAATGACAAATAAACCTCCGTGAGATACATAACCTAGAACAGGATAATGTGTAAATTCATCTGAATATAAAAGTAAGTTATATTGAGTTAATATTCGACATTTCAAGAACATACAAAAAAATATTAATTTAAAACAAATATGATTGTTATAGAGACAAAGTATAAAAAAAGGAGTTGTTTGTTCAATAGAAATAATTGTTTTAGTTGATTCTATTTGGTTATAACCATTTATATCCATTAAATAATAAAATACTCCTAATAAAACAGCAAATACGTGATGTGCCTTATAAATAGGTTCAGCGTGTTTTATATCATATAAATAATACCCAGTTGTAATAATTAATAAAGGAAATAAGGAAATATTATAATAGTAAAAACCATTTATTAAAAAAGATAAAGAAACAGTTACAACGTGTTGAATGCGAGTCATTATTGGTTGTTTATAAAATCTCTTTAATAACAATTTTTAATAAACCTATATATTTAATGGCAGTTCCGTTAGATGGGATTTATCAAATTCAGGGTAAATTTTATTTTTTTAAATATAAAGATAAACTAGATAGAACTAAATTTGATAAACAAAATCCATTATTTTTAAATAAAATATCTGATATTTCAACACCTAAAATATTTTCCTGGATTCTTGGTAAAAACAACGCAAATAAATGGGTCTTTTATGCTAGGGAAGCAAAGGATATATTAGAATTATTTAGTAAACATATTGCGTTATCAATAGATGTAGATTGTAATTCTAATTCTCAAACTAAATATTTTAAAGATGATAATTGTATTAATAAAGTTGAATACGCAGGAGAAATGCGCACTAGACCAAGTGAATATAATGTTCTTTCAGGCACATATATGAAACAAAAACGTATTCAAACGTCAGATGAACTAACAAAAATATTAAATGGTATAACTGGTTTAGACCTAGTCGCAACCAAAACTTTGTCAACAATGATTGATTCTGAACCAAACCTTAAACAAATATATGATTGGGACATTATAGACATTTATCAGTTTGATACAAAAATAGGAGCAGAAATTTATAAAGACATTAATGAAGCAATAAGTAATGAAAAAAAAGGAATAAAAATAGAACAATTTAAACAAAATATATTAAAAGAAAAATTAGACAAATTAGAAAAGGTTTTACCTGTACCTGTTGGAATGGAATTTAATAATATAAAAATCAAAAAAAGATTAAATAATTTTACTATAAAACAAAATGAAAAATCAAAACAATTAATAATTCAAATTGAAGAATCAAACAAAAAAATAAAAGGTTATGAAGATAAAATGGAAAATTTTATTCTAATATCCAATAAAAAACCATTACAATTTAGTCATAATCGTAGTCATAATCGTAGTCATAATCGTAGTCATAATCATAGTCGTAGTCGTAGTCATAATCATAGTCGTAGTCATAATCGTAGTCATAATCGTAGTCATAATCGTAGTCATAGTCGTTAGTCATCTATTCTAATGGTATAAATCATATTAATTTATAAAATTGATTTAAATAATAATAATTTTTTTAATAAATAAAGATGGAAGAATATTACGTTTACGTTCAACACGATATTATTGATTATATTAAAAAAAAAGAAATAACAGATTCCAGCGAATATATGGATGAAATTGTTGATTATATTTTTGGGAATTATAATTATTTTGTTACTGATTACAAATGTTATGAAATTATAGATAATAATGCTCGTATATTGGTGGAAATGATTGAATATGTTACAGAGAAGTATTTGGAAGAAGGAAAAACATATATTTATGGTTCTATAATAGAATTATTCAATTTGTTTCTTTATTATAGAACAAAAGAGATTGCCTTAAAGGCGCCATATATTAGACACGTTCAATACATTCTTGATAAAGCATACGCGTTATAATATTTCATCTTGATATTTAATAAATTCTTTTAATTTATTTATAAATTCATTTTTATTTATAATTGTATAATCATTTTTTTTAAGCCAATAATTCTTAGGAACAAGGGATTCATGTGTTTTATTCCATCCATCAATTCTTTCATAATCCCTTACTATGCCGCTTTTTATAAATTGTCTAACAAAATGTCTACAATTATTAAAAATAACATAATCAGGACATTTCATAAAGAAACAATTGGAATTAGAATTAGTTTGTAAAGTTGGTCTAACCATTTTAATCCACCATTCTTGTAATATATATGGGTTTATAATAAAAAACTGGTCGTTACCTATCGCATCATACTTATAAGAAGTATAAATATAATTATTATTTAATATATTAAAATTAATTGGTTCTAATAAAAGTAAATCTGGTCTAATACGAATAAAAAAATCATATTTAATATTATTTTCTTTTTCATAAAGAAGAGACATATCTATTAAATGATCTATCATACCCATTTGAGAATAATATCTGTCATTGTTATTCGTCCATTTATTAAAAGCAATTGAATATTTAGGTTTAAGAGTTTGTATAATTTCTTTTAGATTTTCTATACCTTTGTATTCTGTTATTTTTAACATTATAAAAATGTGATAATCTTTTACAAACTGTTCAAAGAAGTTCATTTGTTCTTTAAAAATAAATGTTCTTACTTCTCCAGATATTAATAATGCTTTCATTGTATAAACATATTTTTTGTTATTAATATTAAATGTTTATTTGTTATAAAAATACATTATAATATATAAATGGTCAAATATTTAGGTGGCAAACAACGTATCGGCAAACATATAGCGGAGTTTCTTAAAACAATTAAGACTGATAAATATTTAGAACCCTTTTGTGGGGGTTGTGGTGTATTAAAAAATATGACGCATATTAATGATATTATTGCGAATGATTATCATCCAGACTTGATAGAAATGTGGAGACAAGTTCAAGATGAATCATTTATTTTTCCTGAATCAGTTAGTGAAGAAGAATATCTTGATGCGAAACAATTACAAAGTCCTTCAGGTATGAAAGCATTTATAGGTTTTGGAATGTCATTTGGTGGTAGGTTTTTTGGAGCCTTTTCACAAAAGTACCTAGGTAATAAAAAAGAAGATTTTTGTAAAGAAATGACTAATAGTTTGAAAAGAATTGGTCCTTTAATAAAACATGTAAAATTTACTAATGATTTATATCAAACAATGAAACCAGAAGGTTATTTAATTTATTGTGATCCTCCTTATGCTAAAACAAAGTTCCCAATAAATTATAGAAGAGATACTAAAAAATATGATAAATTTGATTCAGAAGAATTTTGGAATATAATGAGAGAATGGTCTAAAAAGAATACCGTCATTATAAGTGAATTATCTGCTCCTCCTGATTTTAAAGAGGTATGGTCTTCAGCATTAATAAGGTCTGCGTCCCGTTCTAAAAATACAACAAACACAAAAAAGAATGTAGTAATAGAAAAGTTATTTATGTATAATATCTAAGTATATAATAATGATTAGAATTGTGATTTATATTATATTATTTTTTATATTAACGTTTTATTTAAAATTGTCATATAATAAAAATATTAGTGCGTTAATAAATGCTATTATATTTGGTATAATTATGTATTTTATAGGTAATAATAAGGAAGGTATAAGACTTTATAAGGATGCACAATGTGCAGATATGAGTAAAAGCATAAGCCCCAAAAGCGAATACGAATTGAGTCTTAATAATTTTAGGTATTATTTTAAACATAAATCAAATGGTAATTGTTCAACATATCCTTTTGATGGTATTTATAGTGATGCCGCGTGTACTAAAATAAATACTACTAAACTTCCCGGTTCGTTTGCTGATGGATATGTTAAACAAAATATTCCGCGCACGACCACGTACGGATATAACAACCAGCACACCCGCACCAAATACTATCATGAATGTCATAAAAAATCTATGCTTTAAGTGTTTGATTTCCATTATAGAATTAATTTATGTTTAATGTATGTTAATATATAATGACTTTAATGTCTGTTTAATTGTTTGAAAATAAATTTATATTGTTTATCAAACCATTGTTGTTTAATTTTAGGTTCTTTTAATAAATTGTACATTTCTTTTGAAGTATAATCATCATAATCATAAACATCTTTTATTTGTGTTTTAAATTTTGTTAATGTAATATTATGACCAATATAATCCATACCGTTTTCGAAATAAACAGAAAATATTTTATTAGGTTCTAATTGTAATTCTTTTAAATTTATTTCAGGATGTTTTTTTAATAAATAATTATTTTTAATATAAATATTGAATGATATTATTCCATCTCTTTTAGCAAAGAATGCTCCTTTGTCCTTTATTTTCATTATAAATTATAAATTATTATATAAATTATAATTAATTGAAACCTATAAAGCCATTTCTTAAAACTTTTCTGATTGAATTTTTCAAAAACCCAATATTAAATTATTTTTAATCAATCTAACAAATACCGTGTTCTTTAAAGGGAAGATAAATTAATAAATAAATAGCATAAACTATCATTGTCAAATTAATTGACCAACACCATAATGAACCTCCGGTACCATTATTTATATTAGAATAATATGTTATTGACAATAATATAAATGCTATAAGAAGAGCTATATAGTATTGATTTACAAAGAAACTGAATAACAAAAAGAATAACCATGCAATAAAGACTACATTGGATACAGGTATCCAAGACCATTTTAAACGACCATTAAACGTAGTTGTTTTAAACACCTTTTCACTTATTAAAAATGTTGAACTTACACCTATAGTATATATAACAATCATAACATATTTTAATATTTCATTTTTAAGTAACATTAATGATACTATAGGTTGTATAGCAACTAAAAGTTGTCCCATCATATACCAAAATGTATTCATTTTTTTGTTATGAAGATTTCTCCAAAGAAAAAATTCAATTAGTTGCATTGAACAAAATGATAATATAAAAAAATACCAATAAATATTAAATCCAATAAGTTTATATTGAGTATAAGTATTATTATAAATCATAAGACCAAGCATTCCTACACTAAATAAAAAAGTATTCATAGATACGGTTTGGTTCCAACACATATAATTAATAAATATATTTTAGTTATTGTATTGTTCAATATGATGAAGAAGTAAAAGACGAAAAGAATTTACACAATAAGGATTATATTCATTTCTATATGTTTGAACAACATACGACCCTTTTCTCCAATCGCCCCTTGTTAATGGTTTAGCAAATTCATTGATAATACGAGACAAATCTTCTGGCATTATCATATTTAATCTTTTTACAATTTATTCCTTTAATTATATTGTATACATTTTGTGTTCAATTTTATAAATTAAATAATTTATTAAAAAAAGAACCTCCTCTTGCTCTTGTGCTGGTTATTCCCCTTCTTCTTCCTCCTGGGCTACGACTACCTGTTCCTCTATTATATCTTGCCGCAGCAGCTCTTCCTCTTCTTATAATTTCTGCTCTATGTATTATTTTTCCTTGAGTTGTTGGACTTAAATTAGGAGGAATAACATAACTATTATGAGTTGCTAACATATGTGCTTTTTTGTCTAGTTCATTTGTAGATAAACTACGAGAACGAGATCTAGTTCGATTACGAGTTCGATTACGAGTATGATTGGGCATTATATTAAAAATATATTATAAATTATATAAATTATAAATTAATCTGTTTCCATAGGATGATTAAGTCTTGTATATTCTCCAATAATATATGGGTAATATCTATTGTCCATAATACTTTCTCCTATAATAAACCAATATGTATTTAAAACAGTAATGGCATCCCCATAATCAGTATTGTTTTTGGTAGCGTCGTCATATATTTTAACATCTTTCAAAATTTCCAAGTAATCAATCAAAGTAAAATCGGGGAAAATATAACGACGTTTTCCAAATATATGTTTGGAAATTAAAGACCAATCAATTAGTTGTTCGGTAACTGTATCCGAATTAACATTTCTAAGTAAATAATCAATAACTTCAATGTAAGCATATTTAACGAATAGTTGTAACAATGGCATTTCTTTTTTTTACTAAATAATTCCTTATTATTTATAATCAATTTTTATTGTTCTTGGAATTACAATCCATTTGTAATTAATAATATATAAATAATATTAATGAATACAAAAAGATATTTACCAAAACAAAACACCCGTAAGACACGCATAAAACGAACTAGACATATGAAAGGAGGAACAATAGAAGATGCGTTACAATCAGTATTTATTGATGGTATGAAATTGGATAATTTTAAGGAGTTTCAAAATGACGAAACAGTAGTTCTTACTGCGGTAACTCAAAATGGTATGGCATTACAATTCGCATCAGATGAATTAAAAGGAAAAATAAAAATTGCGATTAAAGCGGTAACTCAAAATGGTATGGCATTAGAGTTTGTATCACACGAATTTAAGGATGATGGTGGATTAGTTCAAATGGCAGTAACTCAAAATGGTATGGCATTACAATTCGCATCAGATGAAATAAAAAAAGATGAAGAAACTATTATGGTAGCAATAACTCAAAATGGTATGGCATTACAATTCGCTGATAAAGAAATAATTAATAAAAACATTATTATGGCGGCGATAAGCCAAAATTCAGAAGCAAGAAAATTTGTACCAGATAATTTACTAATAAAAATTAATCAAATTTTAAATACACCAAATAATGACGGCAGACCTGCTAACTTAACAAGGCACCATTCTGTAACATTTACAGACCAAACAGATGAAGGAACGTGTGGGCGTCATGTATTTTCCAGAGTTATTATAAAAAATATTTTTGAAGTAATTAATCCTATTATAGTAATTAACGAACTTTATAATTCAAAAGAATGTAATCAATATTTAAAAACTGGTACAAGATATTTAAATAAAGGACGATATGTTAGTATGATAAAGCATTTGTCCGCAAATAATTGTTCTCAAGGGGGGTATATTAAAATATTATGGTTTTTACATTTATTTTACCAGTTTCAGTCCAAAATAAATACACAAGAAAATAAAGGTAAAGGATGGTTAAATTGTATACAAGCATCTTATATATATAACTATATGTTTGACCCCCCCGAAATACCAGGTCTTTCACTATACCAAAAAGAGAGTCTTATACAAACATTGGAAACGATACAAGCACGGATTAAATTATTAAACGTTAAATTAATAACGTTTCGGTTAAATATTGATAAAGTAATCAGTTCGGAAATATTTACAATTATAAAAAAAGTGACTAAAGAGGGGTTGTATATTATGTTAAGAATAGAAAATAATATAGACACAACCGACGACCATAGCGCGCATTTTGTATTAGTTATAAGTACAAAAACTGATAAAAGTACAAAAACTGATAAGGTTGAGATTAAAAACTCATGGGGAGAAAAAAAAGTATATACTATTTCATTAGATCAACCCATGCGTATAAATTTAAATGTATGGAACGAGTATAAAGATTTGGATTTCGTAATACCTGTTCAGGGTGGTAAAGATATAATTACTAGTGATATATCGTTATTGGATAACACATTGTACCGTTTTAAACAACTAAAAAAAAATATTCAGTTACTCAAAAAAAATAATTCTAACACAAGAATATAAAGTCAAATTCGCTGCTGCGAATCGTTACATAAATGATGTTATTGGTGACGCTGAAATGTAGTGTAAATTCCTGTCTTGCTTGTGACTATTTTACCCCATTTAATTAAAAATATTCAAAAATATGACACCCTATATTTTACAAATTATGCCTCTAAGAAATGAGTCATAAAATCCATAAATGAGTAAGAAAAAAATATGATATATATAATGCGTTAATATATTTTATAAACAAATAAATATACAACCAATAAGACCAATCAAAATATAAATATTAATTTTATACATATTTTTTAAATCTGTTTGTATTTCAATCTCTGCTTCCAATCTCTTTAAATGTGCTAAATATTTTTTACTATATTTATTTTCAGTTTGTCCCAATTCTTTTGTTAACGCTACAATCAAACGCTCTTGGTAACGAATAAATCGTAAAGGGTCCATTTTTTTACAAAGGTTTAATAAAAATATTTTTGTAAAATATATATCAATTTTTTTTTTAGGTTCCAATACATTTAGCTATGTTATAAAGAGATGTATGTGTAGAAGAACAATTAAAACATTGAAATACTTTACTTGATATTTTTAAATAAGGTTTAAGTTCTAGATGTATTAGTTTGTGTATTGACAAATCACATTTCCTTTTACATATCAAATCACAATTATCACAATTAAAAGAAGGTTTGGTATGATTGATTAAAATATGTTGTTGAAGTTGTGTTGAATGTGTGAATTTTTTGAGACAAACATCACAAGAATGGGGGTAAATGTTAATGAAACGTTCGGGGTGTGATGTTTGTTCGTGCATTGTGATTGTAGTAGGAAGACCAGATTTTTCACAATATTCACATTTTTTTAAACACGATGAATTACATATAAGACGTGTTTTTTTAATCCATCCTCCTTCTGGTTTTAGAATTTTGAAATCGACAGAAACGAATACTCTTGATTTCTGTTTACACGTGGAACATTTCATTTTTAAATTTTTTTCGGTTATTAAAAATGGTGTATATATTAAATATATAAAATCAATTTTTATATTGGAAATAATTTATAACCTGCCTTTCTTGCTGCCTTTTTCTCTCCTGCTTCATCAAGACGATTAAGTTCTTTGATAGCAAGTTCTTCCGCATGAAGTCTTATCTTTTTTCGTGCGTCTTTTCTTGCCTTCTTTTCTTTCATTTTATTAATATATTGAATATAATCATTAAGTATTTGTCTCGATTGTTCACTTTGTTTATATAAAGGCATATATGTTTTAAGATGTGTATTTGCTGAAAGAACAGTTGATTGTAAATCAATAACAAATGTTGTCTTACGTTTAAACCAAGTGCCAAAATCTACATCATAGGATATAACCCAACAAACCTCAGTAGAAGTTTTTTTGCCAAATATAAGATAAGTTTCTTGTTTAATAGGAATATTCATACAGGTTAATCTCGCAATAATTTCCCTTTATTTACTTTTTGTCTCTGAATTATACCCTTTAATTATAAATTTATCAATTTTTATATGACAATGAGAAATGAGTAGGAAAATCCAGAAATGAGTAATAAAAATATATTAACCTAAGAAGAGACAAAATGTTAGAACAATGATAATAAAGTTGTTATATTATTAAAGGAGCGTGTTTACCAAGATCAATGCCATAAACAATTCCTAGTTCTTTACTCACATTAATCATTGCTAGTTTAATGGTACCCTTGCTATAATGTTCGCTGTAACGAATATCTAACCATTTCTTTTGAGTTTTTGAGTTCAATCGTGATGCCACGATATTTTCATATTTACTCATTATATATTTCATTTGTATAAGAATATATGCTTTATCCTCAGGAGAAAGTTGTGTTTTCTTTTTGGTTGCTAGAGTAATAACGTGTAACCTTTCGTATAATTCTTTGCCGAAACGAAGATAAGTTGAAGTTGTAGGCCGAATGAAGTCTTGAATGTATTTGCCGAGTTCCTCTGGTAATTGGAAAGATGTTTTATATATATGTTTACCTTTGATTGTCTTGATATAGATTGGAACAGGTTCCCCATTTTTTGATTTGAATTTCAAGATTTTCATCTTTTAAAAAAGTTATAATTAATTAAATAATAAACAAATTTGTCTCAATTTTTATAAAATTTTACAATAAAAATATATTACCTACACAGACAAGGACAAAAGGGGTTAAGACAAGTGGGGTTTTATTCAAATATTTCCTGTTCCCAACCAATACTTAGTGGTTTAAGTTCGTTTATCGTTTGTTTCATTGCCTCGATCGTTTGTAATGCTTTATCCATCTTTGTCTTGTTGATTGTGTCAACAAAACTTGTTTGTTCAACCATTTCTTCAAATTGTTCCAATGCGTCTTGCTTTGCCCAATCGTAGTCTTTCTTCATTTGCCCAATTGTCTTGTCTTGTGTTGTAATTAATTCCTTTAGTTTCCTGATGGTTTCTGCTGAGCTGCGTTCGCTGCGTTCCTTACTGTAAAGTTCTTCTATTTGTAGCCGCAACGATGCCTTGATGCCTTTAGCTCCTCCTCCTTTGACAGCAATCTGGATATCGTCAATACAAATTTTTTTGCCTTCAGCATTATACATACCAGAAAGTTGTCCTTTAACCATCAAGAAAGTTCCCCATTTTTCACTCATTTTTTTCAAATGTTTTCAAAGAATGTATTAAGATGTTGTTGCCTTTAATTCAAATAAAAATGGTCAATTTTAAAATAAAAATATATTTACCTAACAAAACAGAAACAAAAGGGAATTTAGACAAAATTATATTTAACCTATTATTATACCGTTGATGATGTAATGCCTGTCTTCGTCTATGTGTCCTACACGTATACCGTTCAAATAAATATCTTGACTATTCCATATAGAATACATAACCCTATTAATCACGATTGGTATTTCTGACTGTCCGTTGGCATCAATCCAATCGTCTTCGTTGTCTTCTTCGTCGTCTGAATATGGTTCTGTTGCGTCGTCATTGTCTTCGTTGTCGTCTTCAATCACGTTATTATTCTCATTGCCGCCCATTAGAATGTTGAGACCTTCATTTGTAGCAGCTTCTGCGTCACCTGGAATACGAGAAAAGAGCATACGAGATAAAAGTCTTGTTGCTTCGTCTTCTCCAATTCTGTTGACAAGTAGTTCGCATTGTTCTTGGGTAAAAGGCATAATTTCAAATAGTTTGTCTTATGAATAATTTAATCTCAATATTTACAATAAAAAAAGTGTCAATTTTAAAATAAAAAAAAATACCTACAAAACAGAACGGAGGTTAGACAAATTAAATTTTAATAACTTACACTTTATAGAGGCGTATTCCACACGATGATCCCGTTGTCAAAACGCCCCACAATTACTCCTTCAAGCGTCCGCACGTCTGTCCCATTCCAGATGATGTAATCAACACCATTATAGACGAATGGTTGCTGAGTTTGGCCGTTGGAGTCAGTGAAAATGTCTTCGTCTTCCCAATCGTCTTCTTCCTCTTCGTCTTCACGCAATCTCTCGGCTTCAAATTCCTCTCGTTCCGCTGCTGTCAAAACAACTCGTGGGCCTTCTTCCTCTTCTTCAATCCACCAAATTGCTTCATCATAAGCGAGTCGGGCGTCTACTTCATTCAAAGGTGTAACCATTCGATACACCAGTGGTCGTGCCTCATCTTCTCCAATCTCGTAAATAAGACGGTCAAGTTGGCGTTCAGTCAGTTCGCGTAATTGTGCCATTTCAAAGATTTTCAAGGTTTTCTCACTCAGTTATAATGTTTATTTATTTAACTAATTTTGATTCAATTTTTACAATAAAAATACCTACACAAACAAAACGGGGTTAGACAAAGGTTAGACAATTTACATTGATTTCATATATTCAGCAACTTTCTTCATAGCTTCTTCTGTTGGAGTAAGACGTTCGGCGTATTGCTCTTGTCTCAGTTCTTCGTCATTTCCAAAAGGTGACTCAAACTGAATGTTGCCGCCATTTTGGTAATAATACCTCCCAATTTTTTCATCCCATCCTTGCATCCAGACCTTTTCTGCTTGCTCCGCGAGTAGTTCCGCCTTTCTTGCCTCTTTTCGTGCTGCTTTTCTTTCTGCTCGTTGCTCCGCGAGTAGTTCCGCCTTTCTTGCCTCTTTTCGTGCTGCTTTTCTTTCTGCTCGTTGCTCAAAAGGTGACTCAAACTGAATGTTGCCGCCATTTTGGTGGTAATAATATCGCCCATTTTCTTCATCCCATTCTTGCGTCCAGATCCCTTTAAGTTCTGCTTTTAGCGCCTCCATTTCCTTAATTTCCTTGTCCTTTTCGGTTTTTAACGTTGGTAACATCCTTTTTAATTGTGACCATTCTATATATATTAATTCAGGGTCCTCGTAGTAGCGGGGGGGAGTGTATGGTTGGAATTTTTGGCATTGACTAAAACAATAACAATTAAAATGAATTAACTCATCGTAGTTTAATGGGCATCTTAACTTTAACAATCGTTCACGTGGAGATGCTGCGGATCGCTGATACCAGATCGAGTTTGCTGTTATAATGAAATCAATAACAGCAGACTCGCAACCTTGATATTCCCAATGGCAATCAACGGGAACTGGAACTTCTTGATTCGCCTGTATCCTTGATATACATCCTCCTGGTCCTGACAATCGTTTTACCAACAAAGCGTGCTCCTCGCTGTTCATTTTCATTTGATTCGTTCCGTTGTTTTTCCGATAAGCAATACGATTCTTTTAATTAATCAAAAACATTTCAATTTTCAATAAAAATACCTAAACATAACAAAGGTTAGTACAATATAATCCAAGTCCAGCTCCAAGTCCGCTCCAAGTCCCGTCCAGCTCCCGATCCAAGTCCAAGTCCCTAATAAGCAACATTCACACAACGAATCAACTGAGGTATAGGCAAGAATACAAACGGTGCTCGTTCTTCTACGTCGACGTCCATTGGTTCTGGTTCAACACACATAAGCTTGGCCACAGGTAGTTCTCGGTCAGGTCGTAGGGTAAGGTCTCGTCCGCGTTTCTTGTTGTCACCGTCGATAATCATTGGGGTTGGAAACATTCTGTCAAAAGGGGGTAATGTTTTGTTAATTAGGCAAATGAAATCAATTTTTCATAAACAACGTTGGCAATGTGGTCCGTGTCCTCTGCCTAAAGAGGTTTGACACCAACCACAGCAATGTTTGCGTTGTTGTTCAGTGAAATGAGGAGGAGGATTAGAATGAACTTGGTATTCACAGAATAGACAATATCCGTGTTCTGTTGGCCGCCAGATTGGGGGCGGTCGTTCCTCGTCATCGATTGAGAATTCGATTTGAGGATATAGGACTTGTACAGGTTCAAAAACTTCAACTTCTTCAACTTCTTCAACTTCATCTTCATCTTCATCGATTTCGCCTTCTTCCAACACAACTTTTACCTTTGGAAGTTCAATAATGAAGCGGACAGTTTTGGGTTTAATCAGTCCATTTGTAATCGGTTCTGTCAAGTCACCCCAAGATACTCCTTTACGTAGAAGGATGAAGTCTTGGGCGGTCCAGGGGGCCTCTGGTTCGTTCTTTTGGTATGCCATTTTGCTTGTTTTTGCGTTTTCATCAGTTTATTAAAAAGTCCAAAACATTTCAATTTTCACCAAATAAAAATATTTTACCTACGAACAAACGTGGGGTTAGACAAAACAGATATACAAATAACTTACCTTAATGACGACTTGACTCTTACATCACTTCTCCCTTCTCCATAATGCGCGGTTTTGGAGCATTTGTCCCGACTGCGTTTGGTTTCCCCTTCTTCTCGTTGATGATGACCTTCCAGAACCATTGGCGGTCGTATGCGACGTTGATGAACTGTTCTGCCTCGATAGTGCCTTTTGGTCCCCGGATTCGCTCAAGAGTTTCCTCGAGTTTGGTCGAGGTTTTCTTGAACTTGATGAAGAAGCGCTTGAATGGTTTGCCAGACTTGAAGTTCGTCCCATCGGTTGAAACAACGCTTTCTACGATATCTTCTTCGAGAATGCTGTTGAAAACCTCTGTGACTTGTTCGTTCGAGCAATACGCCATTGCGTAGCCGATGAAAAGCTCAGGAATGATTGATGCGGTAACAGATGCCATAATTTTTGATTCGAACAGTGGGCGGTGATAGATACTCATTTATTAACAGCCGAATAACGGTTCAATTTTCCTCATTCGCGTGACACGTGAAAAAACGCATAAGGGGAAAACATAATAAACTTTAAGTTTTTATAAAATATGAAAGTTTTTATAATGGGAAAACTTCAACATTTTATAAAAACTTCATTTTCTGGGTCATTTCTAATTGTAAAACTTGTCATTTTTACGAAAACTTCCATTAAAATAACACCATTTTTACGAAAACTTCCACTGTAAAACTTATAAAAAAGTCAAAAACTTACGTTTTCTCCCTTGTGCGTTTTCGTAATGACCCACACGCTCCAGAGCATAAACCCGAAAAATTGAAATCTTTTGCCATCATTATCAAATCAGCAACTGGTTACTCCCGCTCCACTGTTTTCAAACGCTTTCAACTTTCAACAAATGTCCGCAATGTCAATCCTCGCTCAACATTCGCTCGCTGCTTGGTGCCGTGTTTACGCCGAAATCACTCAAGACACTACATTCTTCACTTCGAACGAACTCGAAGTCAAGATGTGGTCGTTCTTTTGTGCCGAGGCGTCAGGCGTGGCAAAGCAATCTTTCAAAATTCCCTTCGAGAACGTCAAGAAGTCCAAGCTACAACTGCCATATCTGCCCGATGACATCAAATACTCGGGTTGCGTCGCCATCAAGAAGAACGGAGGTCTTTACACTCCTTGCTGTGGTAAAGTGAAACCAGCTGAAGAGGGGGATGAAGAAGAAAATCTGTGTGTTACGTGTAAGAAGGCAGAAGTCAGGATTGGCACGATTGAATACCGTGCTGAACTTGTCGAGGATGGAACCATCAAACCGATTACCTACGGGGATTGGATGAAGGCACACAAACTCACTCTGTCTGAGGTTTACTCGAAACTTGCCGAACACGGAGTATCTGTTGTGATTCCTGACAATGAGCAAGCTGTGAGCAAAACTGTCAAGGCACGCAGGGGACGACCGGGCAAGTCTGATGATTCCGTGGTTGACGAGGATGGCGAACCCGAAACCAAGGTTGTCAAGGTGAAAAAGACAAAGAAGGCAAAGGTCGAGGTCGAAGAGGAAGACAAGGTCGAAGTCAAGGAAGTCAAGGTAAAGAAGGCAAAGAAGGCAAAGGTCGAGGTCGAAGAGGAAGAGGAAGTCAAGGAAGTCAAGGTCAAGAAACCAAAGAAGGCGGTTACCGAGACTGAGGCTGTTCTTGAACCTGTCAAGACGAAAAAAGACAAGAAGTCAAAGGAAGGCGAACCAAAGTCGCCAAAATCTGATGAGGAAAAGGAGGCAAAGAAGGCAAGAAAGGCGGCGAAAAAGGCAAAGGCATCGTCGGACGATTTGATCGAGAGTATGAGCGGCTTGATGGGCGAGTTGAACTTTGAGGAAGGCGAAACCGAGAAAAACATTGTAGATATCGACGGCAAGGACTACGAATGTAAGAATGGGTTCATCCTCGATATGGATGGCACAATCGTCGGGAAGGAGGTAGATGGCGATGTCGTGTGGACTGATGGTCGCTAAATTCTCCAAGAGTAAAAAGGTAAGTGTTTTATATTGTTTTGTCTAACCCCACGTTTGTTCGTAGGTAAACCATATTTTTATTACTTTTTTTTATCCTTTTTTTTTATTTTAAATTGAAAGGGGAATAATGTCTTAGATTGTGTTTATCTTAAGGCAAAAATATGGTTTCTCTTTTCATCAGTTACGCTCTCAACCAATGCTCCATCGCATCCGTCACCGAAACTTTCGATATGACGTTTGACGGGGATGTCGTCGAAAAAGTGAGTGAGGCTACAAGGGTAGACAATGCTACCCACAAACCATTCAAGATGTTTTGGATTGAGGTTTCTCCAAATCGTCGAATGAATGAGTTCTTGGCAGACATCAAGGCACACGGCTCTTCTCGCTTATATTTCAAGGAAAAAGGTGTCGACCGCTTTTGGAATGTTCGAATCAACGAAACCAAGGATAAGACGTTCAAACCATTTATTGTCTCAAAAACTGCGGATGAGGATTTGGTCAAGGTTTTCAATGATTTCATTCTTACCGCTCCAATACAGAAACGGATTCAGGAAGTGACGGAACAAGACGCTTTCAACGCGGCAGAGATGAAGAAGTTGGTACAAGCAGCAGAAGATGTTCTTGAGCCTGAGATTGCCTTGAAACGCTTCTTGGAACAAGAAAGGATTGAATCAGCAAAGCGGCTTGATGCCTTTATGGCAAGCCAAGGAGAAACGGAACTCGAACAGAACAGACGGCATTTCGTGACGAGGATGGAGGCGCTTGCTTAAAGTGTCGTTCGAAAAAGGTAAGTATTTATATTGTTTATTGTTGTCTAACTTCTTGTTCTGCTTAGGTATTTTTTTATTTTTTTATTTTTTTAAAAATTGATGAACACATTATTCTCTTAGAGTTCCCTTAAAGTTGTTTTAAAGATGGAATTACCTGACGATGTTACATCCCTTATCAAGGCATTCTCTCGACCCATACCTAACAACATTTTTACAATGGGTCTTGAAGATGGTCAAATCGCTAATTTCTTTGTTGATTCCTGGATTGAAGACAAATTTGCTGAAAATGCCAATATTTTCTTTGTTATTATATCCTCTAAAAAAGGATGGTTTATTCGCATTTATGATATTAAGTTTGTTTATTATGAATTCACTTGGTCTGTTACTGACCTGAGAAGTTGGGATGGTTTTGTTGGCACTCGCTCGGCGCACCCTATTCGTTGTAGATAAAAAAATTGAACATCTTATTTTTACATATATTTTTATTATCTTACGCTGATGTCTAAAGCATACAAAATGGACTATGTTGAACGTACTGTTTTGAAATGCTTTATTCTACCTAAATGGGCTGAGAAAAATGCTGATAAGAAAAGTCGCACCATTGAAATACATCGGGAACGCTCTAAGAAATATTACGGTCCTCCTGATTTGTCTTCTGTTACAGTCCCCCCTTTGTTTATACGCTTCTGGCCTCCTTCCATTGATGACCTTATCATAAGCCAAAATGCTATGCCTCCTATTTTCGAAGGGAATTTGAAAGACGAATATTTGTGGTGGCTCAAAAAGGTATAAAGTATTTTAAACTCATATTAACACATATTTTTATTTATAATTATTTTGCTTAAATCGTTATTTACTTCGTTATAAAAAATTGAAACTGCTTTTATTCTTATTTGGTTATCTTATCTAAGACACATTATGGATTCTCAACCTACTTTCACTATTCGCAATGTTGCTGAACCTCGCACTTTTGTTACAAAGTGGCAACCAGAAATCGAACAAAAAGTTCAACGCAAAAAAGCATTCTCCAAGGAGCGTGATGCTAAATACCAAGAAGACAATTTGAACTTGAACGAATGGCATACAGTTCGTTATGGTCGGTTCACTTCTACTTTCTTCGCACTTAACCCTGATTACTAATTTTATAATTTTATAATTTTAAAAATTGAATACTCATTATATTTATCCCTTATTTTTATTAATACACTGTTATGAGCGTTCTTCCTGTTTGGCGCACATTTCCTATGGTTCAATCCACACATTCTACTGTTCCAGTGCCTTGTCACGTTATCATCGATGTTATTGATTTCGATATCGAAGCCCAATATGAACCTGTTACCGTTTTACCACTCATTTCTCGATTTTATCACTCATTTCTCTATTTTACTACTCGTTTATAAACATTTATAAATTGATTTATTATACTTTATATATTTTTTTACATTATTCATTTGTGGGTTATGTTATTTTATTCTCTTTTATTTGGTGCCATTTTGAAATGGATTATTCCTTACGATTATAGATTATTGTTTTTTGGCTGTTTCGTTTATTTATATATTATCACATTATTATTCTATTTATTCTTTGACAGACGTATTATTTTCATTCTCTTCATTATTATTCTCTTTTAATATTCTTTCTATTATGTCTCTCTTATGACTACAATACCATCCTGTCCACGAACCTATTATCTCGTTCAACATTATCTCTCTTACTCTTTCTTCTTGCCCTACCTCTTTTACTATCTCCAGTATCGCTGCCTCCTTTGTTGGCCCTGGCTGGTTGCTATAGTAGTCCATCATTTATTTTAAAATTGACGTTATCTTTATTTCACTTTTTTTTATCACTTTTTATGGAATGGAGAACCTTTTCGACAACCAGAAGGATTTGGGCAAGAAAATTGTTCAAGCTCCTAACTCTTCTGTTTTAGCATTCGCTCATACACAGTGCGGCAAAACTGGCTCTATGCTTGCTGCTATTCTTCTTTCAAAGATTCCTTTTGACCATATTTTCGTTATTACTGGACTCTCTTCTGTTGATTGGCTTGTTCAAACTCGAAACCGAATTCCTATTCTTAATATTTATCATCGCAATACTATTCCTGCTTTTATTAAAAAAATTAAAAATTTACAGAATTATTGGGTTTTCATTGATGAATGTCATATCGCTTTCAAACCTGGACAAACTATTCGCGAAGTTATTAAACTGTTTCATCCTTCTACTAAAACTATTTATGTTTCTGCTACGCCTGATTGGAACTTCTTTAAACCTGACGGAGTTGTTCGTCCTGGATTCTCTATTCGCACTATGAACAATGACCAGAATTATCGCTCTATTCAGTATTTTATTGATAATAATCTTATTTTTCAATGTAAAAGTCTTATCAATTCTGATGCTATTCGCAATATTCAAGAAATTATTCCTCTTCTTTCTTCCGTTCCTAAATATCATATTATTCGCACTTCTAGAAATACTGATCACGTTATTACTATTCAAAATTTTAAATTGGTTTTTGGCGATTCTTATTCTTTTATTTCTATGCCTATTAATATTTGTTCTATTCTTAGTATTAAACCTTTAAAACATTCTTTCATATTTATTAAAGATACTATTCGGTGTGCTATCACTATTCCTAAACTGTTTATCGGCATCCTTTATGACCGCTTCACTAAATATCCTTCCTTTTCTTCCGTTATTCAAGGCCTTTGTGGTCGCGCTACTGGCTTTCACTCTTTTGATATTATTATTTTCTCTTTCCCGAAGCTTATTTAATATTTTTAAAATTGATTGGGGTTTTAGTATTTTTACCTTTTTTTATCATTATGGATATCGAACTCTTTTTTAAAAAATCTTCTAAGGCGCTTAATGACTCTCACAATAAAATTAGAGAATTTATTTTGGGGAATAT